ACCATTGGCTGGGGCCATACCGGGGACGTATCACCCGGCATGACCATCACCCAGCATCAAGCCGAGGCCCTCCTGGCCCTCGACATCAGCACCGCGGCCCAGGCTGTGACCCGCTCCGTGCGCGTGGCCTTGACCCAGGCCATGTTTGATGCCCTGGTGTCATTCACCTTCAACCTTGGCCCGGGCCGGTTATGGGATAGCACCCTGCTGGCCCGGCTCAATGTCCGCGACTATGCCGGGGCGGCCAAGGAATTCGGCCGCTGGACCAAAGGGCGGCATAAAGGCAAGAAGGTGGTCCTGCCCGGCCTGGTCAAGCGGCGCGAAGCCGAGCGGGAGCTGTTCCTGCGGGATGGGTTGCTATGACCCGGCGCGAAGTCCTGGCCCTGCAACAGTCGCTCAACGGTTCCGGGTACGCCTACCAATTGACCGGGGAACCACTGGTGGAGGATGGCATCTATGGCCCGGCTACCGAGCATGTCCATCGCGCCTGGCAGGATCAGCATACCCGCATCCCGACCCTGACCCCCGCCCCGGCCAAACCCTGGTGGCAGTCCCGCGCGGTCCTGGGCCTGCTGGCTTCGCTGTTGGCGATGATCGCCGGGCGCATGGGCTGGAGCATTGACGATGGCCAGATTACCGAGATCCTGCTCCGTATCACCGAGGTGGGCGGGCTGGCTGTGGCCGCCTGGGGTACCATTCGCCGTCAGGCGCCGATTGATCCGACCCTGGTGGCTCGTGTTGGTAACCGTGATGTCCGGTTGCCAGTGCGGCCCGAGCGGGCGCGTCAGCCCGACGATGACCCCCGGGGCGTCTTTCGGGATCGCTGACATCATGCTGGGCATCAACTGCCAGGAGAAAATCAAATGAACTGGATTACCATCGCCACCACGGTATTGCAACTGCTGCCAGCCATCATCACCGCCATCAAGGCGATCGAAGAAGCCATCCCGGGCCAAGGCCGGGGCGAGGATAAGCTGGCCGCCATCCGTGGCATCCTGGAGGGCGTCAATTCCAGCGTCGATGCCTACTGGCCCGCGTTGGAAAAGGCGATTGGCGTGATCGTTGGGCTCTTCAACCGCACGGGCGTTTTCGCCAAGTGAAAGCCGCCATCTACCTCTGGTCCCTGGCGCCCGTGACCGCCCTGGCGGTTGAAGCCCTGGCCGCGCCAAACGAGCATGACAGCCTGATTGCTATTGTCTTGCAGTGGGGCCTGGGGGCCATTGTCGGGCTCGTCGCCGTGCGTATGATGCTAGTGCTGTACAAGGACAAGGAGCAAGGGGTCCGCGAGTACCACGGTCAACTCCTGGACCTGACTCGTGAGCAAATCAGCGCCATCAAGGATACGAAAACAGCCCTGGAAAAGGTCGATTCCGCCTTGGAATTGCACAACAAAGAGTTTGTCCGCTTCCTGGATGAACTGCGCAGGATTACGCGATGACGACGATGAAAGAAAAACTCGCCGTGACGATCCTGCTGGTCATCAACGTATTCCTGGCGGCGTCAGTTGTTCACCTCAACTTCTTCGCCAGCAAAGGCCCGCGCTACACCGCGGCCGATGGCGAGCGCGACCGCCAGGAACGCATCACCTCTGACCTGGCCCTGGCGGCGCGCATCGATGAGCTGCATAACCTGCTGGCGGAGCGGGAGTAGGCAGTGCCACGGCTGACCGCGCGCCAGGCCCGCTTCGTCGAGGAATACCTCGTCGACCTCAATGCCACTCAGGCGGCGAGACGGGCGGGCTATAGTGCCAAGCGGTGCGATGTTATTGGCTACGAGAACCTGTTAAAACATGACGTGCGTGGCGCCATCGAGGCCGCCCAGCGTGAACGATCCGCCCGCACCGGCATCACCGCCGATCGGGTGGTACGGGAGATCGCCAAGCTCGCCCTATCGAACCTGACCGATGTCATGACCTGGGATGAAAGCGGAGCGACCTTGATCCCCTCCGCCCAACTCAGCCCCGACGCCGCGGCGGCAATCGCGGAGATCAGCGACACCCGCACCGAGCGCGGCGGGGTGCTCAAGGTGAAGCTGCATAACAAGGTCGCCGCCCTGGAGCAACTCGCCAAGCATGTCGGGCTCTATGGCGGCAAGCAGGATGGCGAGACCATCATCATCGAGCGGAGCTATGGGCTGGTTCGCTGATGCGCATCACCATCCCCCCCATCGCCCTCCACCCTGGCCAGCAAGCCATCCTGGCCGATGATGCGCGCTGCCGGGTCATGAGTTGCGGCCGGCGCTTCGGCAAGACCTTACTCGCCTGCGAATGGCTGGCCCTGGAGCCTGGCGGTGCCATCGATGGCGAACCCGTCGCCTTCTTCGCCCCGACCTACAAGCTCCTCCTGGACGTGTGGACCGACCTGGAGCGCACCCTCAAGCCGGTGACGCGCAAGGCCAACAAGACCGAGATGCGCATCGAGTTGACGACCGGCGGTAAACTGGACTTCTGGACCCTGGAAGACCCCGACGCCGGGCGCGGGCGCAAGTACCGGCGCCTGGTGGTGGACGAGGCCGCTCATGCCCGCAACCTCCAGGTGGCATGGGAACGTGCCATCGCCCCCACCCTCACCGACTACGCCGGGGAGGCGTGGTTCATCTCCACCCCCAATGGTCTCAACTACTTCCACGTCCTGTTTCAACGCGGCCAGGACCCCGCCTGGCCCGACTGGTCCGCGCATCACCTGCCCAGCACCGTCAACCCCTACCTACCGCCAGCGGAAATCGAGCGCGCCAGGGCGGACCTGCCGGCTTTGGTCTTCGCGCAGGAATACCTGGCGGATTTCGTCACCTTCGGCGCCGGCCTGGTCAAGCCCGACTACCTCCAGGATGGACCCTGCCAGGCCGACCTGCCTGTTGTCCTCGGGGTGGACCTGGCCATCAGCGAGCGCGAGGGGTCGGACTGGACCGCCATCGTCGCCCTGAGCCGCGATCCCGTCTCCGGGCGCATCTACCTCCGCGAAGTAGAGCGCCACCGCTGCGGTTTCCGCGAGGTACTGGCCCGCATCGATGCCGCCGCGCATCGCTGGCAGCCGGCCCTGATCGCCATCGAACAGACCCAGTACCAGGCCGCCGTCGTGCAGGAACTGGCCCGCTCTACCCGCTGGCCAGTGCGTGGCATCAAGCCGGACCGCGACAAAGTGACCCGGTTCGCTCCCCTGCTGACGCGCTACGAGCAGCGCCTGGTGTGGCACGACCCCGCCCGCGTCCCGGCCTGGTTCCGCGAGGAGCTGTTGGCCTTTCCCGAGGGCGTGCATGATGACGCGGTGGATGCCGCCGCTTACGCCTTCGCCGCCGCCGCGCAAGCCGGCCCGATCGAGTTCACCGCCCTGCCGGGCCAGGTCCAGGGCTGGCGCCGTCGGCCGGACGATGACATCAGCCACTATGACCGCGCCCCGGGCGCCTGGTGACGCCACCATGAACCTGCCCTCCTGGCTCGACAGTCTGCGCACCGCCATCACCCGACCGGGCAAGGCCTTGGCCTTGCAGGAGACCCAGACCGCGGTCCGCCCGGGCGAAGGCGGCGAGCGCGCCATGGTGGGTAGCCTGCATCGGGAATTCGCCGAGCACCCCAGCAAGGGCCTGACCCCCGCCGGGCTCTATGCCATCCTCGAAGCCGCCGAGCAGGGCGACCTGTCCCGCCAGCATGCCCTGTTCGCGGACATGGAGGAGAAGGACGCGCAGATTGCCAGCGATCTCGGCAAGCGCAAGCAGGCCGCCGCCGCCTTGGAATGGCAGATCGTCCCGCCCGACGATGCCAACCGGCTGGAAAAGAAAGCCGCCGCCCAGGCAACCGAGGTGTTCCGCTCCCTGGAAGTCGAGGATCTCATCATTGACCTGGCGGACGGCATCGGCCATGGCTGGGTCAAACTCGAGATCCCCTGGGACCTGGATGGCGCCACCCGCATCATTCAGCAGCCGCGCTGGGTAGACCATACCTGGTTCCAGACCAGGCCTGACTTCCGCGACGAGATCCGCCTGCGCAATGGCCAATTGGACGGCGAAGAGCTGTGGCCGCTGGGCTGGCTCAGCCATCGGCACAAGGCCAAATCGGGCTACCTCTCCCGCCTGGGCCTGCATCGCTGCCTGGTGTGGCCCTACCTGTTCCAGAATCACGCCCTGGGTGACCTGGCGGAGCTCCTCGAGATCCTCGGCATCCCCGCCCGCCTGGGGACCTACCCGCGCGGCGCCACGGCGGAGGAAAAGGCTACCCTGCTGACGGCCGTGGCCAGCCTGGGCCATCGCGCCGCCGGCATCATCCCCGAGGGGATGGCCATCGAATACCTGGAGGCGGCCCGGGCGGAAGGCACCAACTACCAGGCCATGCTCGACTGGTGCGAGCGCGCCAAGAGCAAGGCCATCCTCGGTGGCACCCTGACCACGGGCACCGACCGCGGCTCCGGCGCCTACAGCCTGGGCCAAGTCCATGAGCGCGGCCTAGCCGAACTGGTGGCGTCCGATGCCCGCCAGTACGCCGCCACCATCCGCCGCGATCTCCTTTGGCCGCTGGCCGCCCTCAACTTCGGCATCGACC